TCTAATCTGTAGGTCTGATCGATTGTAAGGGGGTAGCGCACGAATACAGTAGCTGATGCCGTGTAACTTACCTGCGCTGCAATCAAAGAACGGCTATCTCCAAGCGGAATAAACATACCCCAAATGGTACCGACATTCGCATAGGTAACCGTATAACCCCCCTCACCATCAATCACCTGTGTAGGTTGCAGTACCCCAATCGGCTCATGCAGTAGTTCTGCTGACAGATAATTCGGTCTTGTACCTTTTAACCTCATATTATTGGCGATTGACGGGTGAACTGCTGACACGCTCTCCATGCTTTTTCACAGATGCCCATACCATCGGCATTTGCTCCCCTATTTTCGTACATATGATTCACCTGGTCAAGTATGGCATCTTTTAACGCAGCCGGCACATGGGTATAACCTACCGTATATTCTGCTCTCATATTCTCAATCTGTGGAAAAGTAATTCGGGGATAATTACCGCCTATGATTCGTTTGTCGGTCAGTACGGTACCGGTATAATCATCGTACAAAGTAATCGCTGAAGTAATCGGGCCGTATGGCAGTTGATAGGCACCCCCCTTATTACTAAACCATACTTTGACCTGCTTTGTTATTACGCTGATACCTGCTGCATCTTCGATTATCTTTCGGGCAGAACTAATCATACGGGCAATCATAGCATCTTCAATAGCATGGCTTACCCTAATGTATAGTTTAGCTTCTGCAAGCGTTACCGGCTCCGCATAGCTTACCTCCGTTACCTGCGAGTCTATTGTAAAAGAGTAGTTACCCATTGTTCAAAGTTTATTAATTTATCATGCGGCCTTAACTGCTCTGCCCTGTCAAATGCCGCCCTGCTGCAAAGTTCGTAATTATTCACCACATTTTTGATAGCGTTCACCCATTGGTGAGGGCGGTCAGGGCTGCAATAGATACCGGCATCGCCACAATTCTCACGCAGCGCAGGCAAATCACTTACAATGCAAGGGATCCCCGATGCCATTGCTTCCGTTGCCGTTCTTCCCCAACTCTCATATTGGGATGGCATCAAAAGTATCTTTGTGCGCTTGTATGCATTCCTAATATCTGGCTGATTCGCCCAAACGGTTACATTTTGTAACTCTTTATAAATCTGTTCACCATAGCCGCCCTGCACGGCAAGGAACTTGTATTCGGGCATCATTTGCGCCACCTGGTAGAATAACTCTGCCCCTTTATTGCGATTGAGATTAATTAGTGTTATTTCTTCCCCCCGTTCAACCCGATAATGGTCAATATTCACAGGTGGTTGCAGGATGAATGAGTTGTTGGGATATTTGCCGTGTTCACTTCCCCAATGGGAATTATACACAACGTTTATATGCTGATTCCGCCTAACGGAAATATAGTTAAAGGTATTGTGAGCAAACCATACGGCCGGCTTCTTTGTCTTCTTGCAGTCCTCTGCCACATCTGCTGCAAAATCTAATTGTGTGAAAATTACATCTGCCCAATCATGGTGAAAGTACCAATCATGTGAGCGATTAAAAACGGGTATTCCTTCAAATTCGTAGTACTCATTGTTCATTGCGCTGGTCATAACCTTGACGAGATGGCCACGCTCCATTAACCACTTGTTTATCTCGTGTGCGTTCCATTCCGAGCCGGACTTTGCCTTCGGGAGATATTGCTGCACGTGCCACAATACACGCATTTTTCGAGGGTTTTCGTTCACGCTTTTTCATGCTAATAATAAGGGGGATGGAATCCCACCCCCCTCATTGATTTTAGATAGTAGCGTAGATAGCGGAGTTAGGAAGCATCAAGTTAATGGCTTCGTAACACTCAATCCGGGCAGTAACCATGTTGGTAACGAAGTTGTTTTGATCTTCGTAACTCAACTCAATGTTTACACCGTTCACCTCAACTCTTTCGATGAAGCTATTGTCTATCAAGAAAGCACGGTCATTCGGTACCCAGTTGCAACCTACGATAGGAACACCGGCAATGTTCAACACACCGGATTGACCGATAGTAAGACCACCGGCACCCATGTAGTAACCATTCGTAAATGATTCGTTCAGCAGCAAAGACCATTGTGCGTTAGAAACGAACACAACAGATGCAGCAAAATCACCTGCACGCAGGTTACCAATCAACTGGATAATCTTACCCAAATCGGCAGAAGCAGAAGTAGTGGTAGAACCAGTAGCGGCACCGGATACGGTAGAGAAGAAAGCAGCGTTTTCTGACTTGAAGAAATCACGAGTCAACAAACGGGGTAAGGTTTGGCTCATGAATGGCAGAGATGCAAGCATCTGGCGGCTGAATTTGCTGAAACCTGCGATGAACTGATTTACAGTCTTTACTTCAGTCAGAGAGTAGTTATTCTCCTGCTTAAGTGAACCTTCAAGTTGTGCAGCGATGTTGTTGGCATTACCAGTAGCCTCACGATAGGTTACATACAAACCAGTCGGGCTTTGAGTGGTAGGCACGAAATCACGGAAGTTAACCAGCTGATTAGGTTGGATTGCTTGGCGAGTGTTGTAAGTGGCAACGCTATCACCGGAAAGGTTAGAAGCCAATGTGATTGTTTTAACCTCTGGAAGTTCCAGGTGCAGACGGCCATTCTTTCTCATTTCGGCTTCGATGTTCACACCTTCGAGTTTCTCGGCAAGTGCTTCGCTGAATGATTTGCCTTCGGGTTGACCTTTCTTTACTTTAGTGGTCAAAGCATCGAATTGTGCCTGCATAGCATCTTTGAACTCTTTAAGTTCAGCAGCAGTTGCAACTGATTCGAGTTTGCTTTGAAGTCCGGCAACTACGCTCTTGGCTTCAGCAGCATCGGTTTTTGCATTGGCACTATTGGCCAGTACTTGCGTAAGGTTATCACCGATAGATTTTACCTCCGCAGCGATTTGTTCTTGTGTCATTTTACAAGTGTTTTAAATCTGTTATTTAATTGTTTGAGTGCGTCAAATACTACTGCGCTATTATCTTCCGGGTCAAGTGTTGCTGCGGCAACGGGTTGAGTGGTGAGTTCTGATATTGCAGTTTGTATCTGTTTTATTTCAATCTCCAATAGGGAGAAAGTGTCATCTGTAAATGTGCCGTGCTTAAACGCTTTGAGTAACTTTTCCAATCTCCCGTTTAGCGTTTCCTTCACTACTTCCGGCTCCATTCCCTTGTAGATGGATATTGTCGGAGTTTCGGGGTTTGCCGCCCATAAAACGGCACTTCCTTCGTAAAGCATCAGTTCTGTAATGGTGCGTATGCCGGTACTATTATCCATTTCGGATTTAATAGTACTAAAACCGATTGAGTGCTGATTGATAAGACCTGCTTCGTAAAGTTTCAGCATATCCTCCCCCATTTCCGTTTCAATAACTTCTGTAACGGCTATGAGCGCATCGCCTTCAACGTATAACTCTTTCGGCTTACCCAAAGCATACTTCATCGAAGTTTTATGGTCAACTAATGACCAAATAAGATTCTTCCCTTGCGGCCCTCTTGCAGTAATTGTGCGAGTAAATGCAGCAGGACTGATAATGTCATTGTCAAGGTCAACATTGCTCATCCTTGCCCATACGGCTTTCACCTTACGGCTTTCTTTGTCAACATCTTCGACACCATTCATTATATCCTTAACGCTATATTGCTTCATTCAATAACATTTGTAATTGCAAAAATAAACTATTATTCCATAAACTCCACAGGGTGCCAGCAGGCCCCTTTAAGTTGCCTTGTATTGATACGGGCATATCGTTCTCATCTCTCACTACTTCAAATCCAACGGTGCAGCGACAATTACACACATTCCCTGCACTTGCCCGACTATCGCCTGGATATTCCATCTGTTCTACACTACCCATACCGGGTACGGTGAAAGGTTCATCTACTGCCACACGCTTTCCATCCATGTGCAAATGGTCGAACTTATCACGGGGGATTCTTCGAGTGCGATCATCGGTAATCGCTATCCATTCCTTTTCGGTTTGCAGTCCTGTTGATACGGCACCAAGTAACGCTCCCTGATTTGCGGCCCTTGTTGTTTCAGTACGGGCAATCAGTTCGGCACGATAAGCATTGATACCTGACTTTTCTAATTCGGTCATCATTTGCGTTATACTCCATCCTTCTTGCATCCCTTTGATTAATACCTTGCGGATAGTTTCTTTCGTGGTTGATGTAATGCCATCGGTTAGCATAGTCAATCCTTGATCAAGGAACATCTTAATCACTATCGCCCATCTTTGTTGTGGTGTCAAGTTATCCTTGATACCTGCCTTGCGCCTAATCTTATCATAGTTGTATTTAGCCATTGTCATTCCTGCGCTTTGATGCAGTTGGCTGATAATACGTTTCAGTCCGCTTTGGTCGGGTTGTTCGCCATTGAGTATAGCTTTGCATTGCTTATCAAGTTCCTTCTTGATTAGCACCCTGTATTTCTTCCGGTATTTATTGTAGAGTTGGCGGTACATCTGGCAGATTAGTAAAGTCATCCATTGGCATCAAACCTTGCGGAATATACAACTTTTGATAATCTTCAAGCGGCACATTCGGATCCGGTGCTATCCCCATTACCTTCAGTTTCTGCTCCGGTGTCAGCCACCATGATGTGTTGAGCCATTGCGCCTGTGCTTCCCTGTTCGCTTCGAGTTCCTGGTAAACGGTCAAATCGAAGTCAACGAATATGTCGGTATTCTTATACCCCCAATCAGTTTTCATCTTCCGGTTAAGGTTATCACGGATGGCGATAAGTTCGGGAAGTACGGCCCGTAAAGTCAGCGACTTTTCCGCTTCACGCATATTGTTGTATGTGGCTGCATCTTGCGAACCTAATAGTACGGGCGGTACACCATAGATGCTGCATAGTGCTTCCTTATCCCATTTCTCCGATTCGATTAATTGCAGGTCTTTTGCAGGTAATCCTATCTGTGTCCAGCCTACTTTATACCCACTCACGGCTGCACTTCCATGCTTGCCGGCACCGGATGCCATTGATATTTGCGTTTTAAGTGCCTGTGCCTGTGCGCCGCCACTTAACGGGTCGAAGCGCAGGTCATCCATGTAAAGTACCCCTTGCGGCCCCATGTTATCGAACATGGCAACGGATGCGGTCTTTGAACTATTCGACCTGGTCAATACCTTCGATGCCGCCCGTAAAGGGGACAATCCATACAACTGCCCACCGGTTGCCGACCATTCGGGATTGAAATATTTGTCATGCAGGATTTCAATCGTATTGAATGGAATGTACTGACCATAGTAAAGTTGATATGCTACCTTCTTTGGCGGGAATTGCTCAATGTCAACCTTTACTGCCATGTATTGTGCCGGGAGTACATAGAGTTCCATTGGCTTGCCCTTATTCACGGAAGCATCGCCCACCATTTTCGCATAGATGAATGAATTACCGGTAATCTTCTTGAAACCTACCCATTGTTCGATAAGGTCTGACCATGAATCTTCGCTATTCGGATATTTCAACAACTCATTCAGCCGGGCATCACCTTCGTATAGTTCAAATGCCTGCTCTTTCAGTTCCTTTAATTCTTTCAGGTCAATGGTTACCGGTGAGTTTAGTTTCGCCTGGTACTGCTTTGCCTTCGCTTTGTCCTTCACCTTATACACTCCCCAGGGTGCTACTTTCGCCTTTTGGGTAATTAGCGTAATGATGGCATATACCAAGTCATTGCCGATATAACTATCCCTTACA